TCCGCTCAGGTGCACGGCTTAACCGATAAATGACCACCGCATCTTCGATCATTCGCAATTGATTCAGTGGCTTGATGGCTTTGTGCAAATGACCAATGACCATCACTGATTTAGCATCGAGCAGACCACTGGGTGCATAGATGATCGAATCAGCGGCAATCTTCATACCCTGATTAACAGAGGCCGTATATGTACTCGCCACCATGCCACGATCATTGAACACAAAGTATTCATTGACAGCCTTGATGACTTCATTGGACAGAATGCCCCCACCACCAATAGCAGTATTACGATCCTTAAGAATCTCCCGAACTTTTCTGATCTTGCGAGGATCGATATACCGAAGTTCCTGAATACCATCCTTGGGATTATCTTTATCTACCATGATCTGGAAGTAAATGCGGCCATCGATATACCACCGACGGAACATTTCATCACTGAGGGTTTTGAAATTGTAGAGCTTATAGACTGTATTGAATTCATCCTCAATTTTCTTTTTGATCGCGCTGCCGACATTCAACTTTTCAAGATTCAGCGACATGATATTGCCATCGGTATCCTGAGAAAGAGCCTCAGAGACAATATCTTCAATCGCCATCGAGCATTCTGGATGCAGAGACATTTCCCGATACCGAGAAATCAATTCAAGTTCGTTGCGAACCGAGCCTTCAAGATCAATATAGGAGCCATAATGCGCTCCCTGTGTGATTGTAACGGCTCCGTCCTCAATCGCGGCATTGGGAAGAACAAGTGCGGGGTTGTTCGGGGGCTGTTCGACGCGAGAATCTTTTTTACCGAGAGAAAACCCAAACAGTTTTAATGGCATAAGTAGGATTCCTCATAATGAAAAGAGGGGGGAGAGTGATATTGCTACCACTCTCCCGATTGAGAACCACGAGAAAATTAGACCACCAATGGAGAATTTTCGCCCACGGTTTGCCAGAATTGATAAGCCAGTGTGACGGTGAATTCTTCAATAGTGTCGTTGGAACCCCAGTCCAAATCAATTTGAGCCAGGTCTGTGGGAAACGCTCCAATGAGCTTATAGGACTTAATCACGTTCCCTGTCTTGCCATACTGCGTAACAATCGCATCAGCCGTGTATGCGAATGAAGACGTGGCTCCCCCTAGACGCAGGTTGGTGGAGTGTGTATTGATACCGCCCATCCAACGCTCAAAGGCTTTTCGCACCAAGAAATCTTCATCATTGATAACCGTCAGCGACCAATCTGCAAAGGTTCTATTGCCCGCTAGTTTCACTTCACGGCCAAAATATTGCAGATTGACCATGCCCAATGTAGACCCAGGCAAGGCTGAAGTTTTACAAGTGAAGGTAAGCTGCTTGGAGGCATCACCCGCGACACCGAAGATCGTAGGAAAAGCCATTGTGACATCGAATAGATTCGGTCTGGCCCCATCCTGTGCTAACTGAGCGCGGAAATCTGATACATTAAACGCCATGTTATTTCTCCTTCTGTGGCGGGGCTATCCCCTTCTCTGTTCGTATCAAGTATTTATGCTGCGGTCTGCTCCTGCTCACTGAGTTTCCTGCATTGTCCATTGATTTTATTCGTTGCCTTGTAAATCGTATACATCAGAACTTGCCTACGACCTCTTCAAAGGAGACGCCCGTTCTCACTGCAACGAAGTTCAATTTTATAAAATTAATGCTTCGAGCGGGCTTCACGTAAATATCTCCGATGAACTCATTGCGATCAATGACCTCAGGAGTATTGTTCGAGGTATCGCAAACCACGCGGTAGTCAAAGATACCACGACGACCCTTGACATCCCTCAAGAATGGATCAACCATCGAGACGAACTGGGCTCGGGTGAACTCATCGTTGAATTCAAACAGCGAATACTTCGAGGCTTTCGCAATAGCCTTTTCTAGTACAATGAACAACCGACGCACATTGATACGATCAAAGGCACTGGGCTTGGTCTGCATGGTCTTGTCGCCATACAGCACTGATCCCTCACCAGGGAACGTGACGATGGGATTGATCCCATTCTTATACAATGTATCACGCTCAGTCTGACTCGGCGACCAAGACAGCTTAATGACATTCTTGATATGACCACGATTGAAACCCGCTGGCGAGAACCAGGGATCGCGGGTGTTATCAGTACGTACACAGAGTCCCGCAGTATCACCATTGCAGGGCACGTATCGATACACATCATTGTACTTATCGTATTGATACTTCCATCCGCTATCGATCACGGCATAGGATGAAGAAGTCAGCAGATTACGATAGGTGACAATATCATCAGCCTCGCTGCCTGCGTTATCCACAGCATCTTCATATAGAGGCGAAATGAACGCCACGCAATCTTTTCTCGATCCCGAAATGTTATCGATAATATAGGTGGCGACAGTCTGATTGCACGGTCCACCTAGCACCAGTGAGATATCCACGGCATCGGGATCAGTGAAGTACCCGTAGGCTGTTTGAATATTGCCTGTCGTAGCATCCACATCGATTCCACCACTCAGGGAACTATAGATTGGCTTGACCACGGATGTGAATGTATTCGAGGCCGCGGCGCTTCCCCAATTGGTGCCTGCGGTATCATGATCGCCCCAATAAATCCACTTGGAATTCTTGAACAAGGACATTGGATAGTAAATCGAAGTTCCATCCGCAGACTTGGCATCACTGGCTTTCGAGAGGAACGGGTACTTTTCAATGACGGTGCCAGGCACCCCAGAGATACCACCATCCTGATCGACCACGATCACATGGATTTCGTCATTCGCGCCGCCAACGTTGTCGGCGTAGTCAGACGTTTCAGGTTCAGCCGTGAACTCATCCGCATATTGCCACTTTCTGAGAATCGAGGTATTGGCAGAAACGTTCGCGGTCAGCGCGGAACCCAGTGTGAGGTTCGAGGCTGTCAGTGCGGTCACAATCGTATAATCATTCGTGCCGAGCTTGACGAGATCGTTGACCTGGAGATATGTCGTGGTGTCACCGGACAATCCCACTACTGTATTGCCCGAGGGCGCCGCATTAGTCACATATCCACTCTGTGAGGTAACGTTCGAGCTAAACGCTGAGGATGAGGGACAGCTAGAAACCTTGAGATTATTTCCCAGGGCACCAGCATACCGAGCGGCCCAATAACCAAATGTCCCTGAACCATCAAGATAACCATTCTCATAGTCATCTTCATGGGCAATTTGCAACGCACCTTGAGAGTTGGCTGTGGCATTGAGCGTGGCACTATTAGCAGCCCGCACAACCGTCAGGTTATTGCCATAGCTCAGAAAGTTTGCCGCCGTGAAGAAATACGTAAATGTGTTTGCGTTCGGCTTCCAGAACCGAGTGACCAGCGAGGTTTCACTATCAACGATCACTCGTCGGCTAATTGGACCCCACTGAAAGGGCCCAGCAAACGCCCCGCCTGTAGTGGCTACTGCGGGAATAACGGTTGTCAAATCAATTTCTGTTACCTGAACACCAGGTGATAGTAAAAATCCCATAGGTCAATCTCCTTTTATAGAGAACAAACGGTGGCAAAAGAAATCATCACAAGTATTTATAATTTTTAAGATGTGTCTTAGAAGAACTCAGAGTTCACTTCTCGCCAAATAATCCTATCTCCATTTTCACTCAATCCGATCTCAACAGGAGCAGCTTCGGCTTCTTTTTCATCTTCCAGGACAGTAGAAAAACCAAACGAGAGCCAATCAGATTCTTGTTCATCGATCATGGATTTCGACATATTGACAGCGGTTTGTTCCTCACGGAAATACCGTTGCGCGGCCATCCATGCAAACGTTACCAGGGTCATGGCAATATCGTCATGATAGCCTTCATCCGCTTTATAGGTCTGGAGTTGTTGCGTAAAGGTCGTAAGTTCTGAGATGGTCTCAAAATCATGAATAATCAGCTTGTCACTTTCGATCAGAGTCTTGAGATTGGCGCATCCCACCTTTTTGACAGATTCGGTCATCCGAAGTCCCATCAAGACTCGGGGCTTAAACCCACCACCAATTTTTATCTGCTGACGTTGGGGCATCGTTCGGATCAAATTATCATACTCTAATTCATAGTGGAGAGCCTCGGCGATCTGATTGCCGATATCATTAACCTCAACCAGGAGCAGCGCATTATTATAGGC